CCTTGTGAGAACCTATCAGAAGCACCTGATGAATACTTTGTTATGTGTCCTGATTCATGGGCAGAGTGTGAGGATCAAGGAGAGCTTATTGGTATAGTTCACTCTCATACTTATGGATCTGCCCTACCATCTGAGGCTGATAAAGCATCTTGTGAGCATTTGGGTTTACCTTTTTATATTTACAGTGTTGAGCATAAAGATTGGCATAGTTTCAAGCCTAGTGGATATAAGTCTGGTCTTTTTGGTAGGACATGGATTTGGGGAAAGCATGATTGCTGGTCACTAATAACAGACTATTTTTTAGAAAAAAAACAAATAAAATTAAAGTTTTGGCCTAGACCTAAAAGTTTAAAAGCGTTTGCAAATAATCCTTATTTTGAAAAAGTTTTGACAGGCTCTGGATTTAAAGAAGTAAATAAAGACGATATACAAGAAAATGATGTTTTATTGATGGAAGGGGCAGAAGAAAAACTAAATCATGTTGCTTTGTATATTGGTAATCAAACTATTTTTCATCACAACATAAAACAGTTGAGTTGTAGAGAGATATATGATTTAAGATATATACAAGCCACAAAAAAAGTTTTTAGATATGCAGCTTAGAAAACTTACAGTTTATGGAAGGCTACGACAATTTTTAGGACAATCACATTTTGAAGTTGCTGTAAATAATCCTAGACAAGCTTTTGCTTTTTTAATTGCAAACTTTCCAGAGATCGAAAACCACATGGCAAATCAGTTGTATAAGGTAAAAATGGGTGATTTAGAGATAACAGAAGATTTACTAGAAATAAAAGGTGATGGAGATATAAAAATTATTCCTATTGCTGTAGGTGCTAAAGGTATTGTTGTTGGAGGTTTGTTAGCTGGCGTGGGTTCTGGTGCTGTATTAGGAGGTGTTACTGCTGGATTTTTTGCAACTGCTATTGGAGGTGTTGTTGCTAGCGGCTTAACTGCTATCGGTACTTCTATGCTTATTGATGGAGTTACAAGTATTATTGCACCAACTCCAAAAGTGCCAAATTTTAATGCTTCAGACTCTTTGTCTGAAAATGACCCAAATGTACAGGCAAACTTTGGTTTCAATTCAATCACTAATACTTCAAGGGCTGGTGTACCAGTTCCAATAATTTATGGAGAGGTGTTTACTGGTTCTATTGTGATTAGCTCTGGTATTGATACAGTTCAAGTGGAGGGAACAGCAACATAATGACTACTTTCGATCCAGCTTTTACTAATGGATTAATAACTAACCTTACAAATCCAGATTTACCAGCAGACTCACTGGCATCAAAGCAATTTCAAACGCTGATTGATCTAATTTCTGAAGGTGTTATCTCAGGATTTCCCTCTGCTACTGGCTCTCAAGGAACAACAGAATATAACACAAGTAGCCTCAAAGACGTATTTCTTAACGGCACTCAAGTTTTACAACAATCGGCTGGCACAAGTCCAGATGATACAGATTTTAATTTTCAGAATATTTCATTTGAACCTAGATTTGGCACTTCAAACCAAACAGCTATTGCTGGAATATCGGAAAGTGAATCAGAAACAGCAGTAGGCGTAACAGTAACACAAGGTACACCTGTTTCAAGACAAATTTCAGATACAAATATTGATGCTGTTAGAGTAACTATTGCTTTTCCTCAACTACAAAAATTTGAAGATAATGGAGACATAAATGGTGCTGAAGTAGCTCTTACAATTCAAACTATAGAAAATGATGGCACTACACAAACGATTATTTCAGATACTGTTAATGGTAGGGCAGCAAGTACATATTTTCGAGATTACAAAATTAACCTATCCTCTAGCATGAGCTTTCCAGTAACTATCAGAGTTAATAGGACAACTGATGACAGCACTGATTCATTTTTAAATGATTCTTTTCAATGGTCATCTTTTACACAAATAATAAATGAGTCCAAACCTTATGCAAACTCAGCACATGTTGGTTTAAGGTTTGATGCTGAAACCTTCCCTAGTGTTCCTTCGAGAATGTATAGGGTCAGGGGAACCCTTATCAAAATTCCCCATAATGGCACTGTCAGGTCTGATGGTTCTATAGAGTACTCTGGTACTTTTAACGGAACTTTTAAAAGTGATAAAGAATATTCAAATGATCCAGCATGGGTGCTTTATGACTTGTTAACTACCTCAAAAGGTTTTGGAGATCATATAGACACAACACAATTAGATGTTTTTAGTTTTTACTCAGCTTCAGTTTATTGTTCAGAGCTAGTTGACGATATGACAGGAAATAATACTACGGAGCCTAGGTTTTCAGCAAACGTGGTTTTGAATACTCAGCGTGACGCATATTCATTGATAAATGACCTTTGTTCTGTAATGAGAGTAATGCCTTTTTATAGTGCTGGAGTCATAAATATATCTCAGGATCGACCCACAGATCCAAGCTATATTTACAATCTCAGCAACGTGACGGCAGAAGGATTTTCATATTCAAATGCCAGTAAATCAACAAAAGCAACTGTTGTTAATGTTGGATACTTTGATAATGAAACCCAATCTGTAGATTATGAAACTGTTGAAGATACTGCACTACAAGCTAAATATGGTGTCGTTGTTCGAAATTTAAAAGGATTTGCTACAACTTCTAGAGGTCAAGCTGCCAGACTTGGAAAATGGTTTTTGTACACACAATCTAATGAGGCTGAAATTTGCTCATTTAAAACATCTATAGAATCAGGAACAATAGTAAGAGTTGGTACAATAATATCTGTTCAAGACCCAATGAGGGCAGGGGTCAGAAGAGGTGGAAGAATAAAAACAGGAGTATCAACAACACAGATAGTAGTAGATGATTCTAATAATACTGATTTAGTTACCTCTGGTTCAGCAACACTATCTGTAATTCTGTCAGATGGCACTCTTGAGACAAAAACCATTTCAAGTATTTCTGGAACTACAATTACAGTTTCTTCAGCTTTTTCCTCTGTTCCACAAGCAAATTCTGTTTGGGTTATAGAAAATACATCTTTATCGCTTCAAACTTTTAGAGTCTTTTCAGTAAAAGAAGTAAATCAGCTTGAATATGAAATACAGGCTGTGGCTCATAATCCATCTAAATATGCAAGTGTTGAAGATGGTTCTACTTTACAAACAAAAACTATATCTAATTTAACTGCACTAAAACCTTCACCCAGTAACTTGCAGGGTTCAGAACAAATTGTTGTTTTAAATAATCGTGCTGTTTCTAAATTATTTATTCAATGGCAGCCTGTTTCTGGTGTAACAGAATACATGGTTCAATATAGATTTAAAAATGAGAACTTTATTTCTGAAAGAGTAAAAAGACCAGACTTCACAATATTTGAAACACAACTTGGTACTTATGAAGTTAGAGTTTTTAGTTATAGCGCATTAGGTAAACCAAGCACC